TACAAGCTCTTATAGATGTACAAGGTATTCTCAAGGTAACTGTACACCCTTACAAGATTGGTATCAACAAGAGTAAAATGTACTCTTGGGAAGAGTTGTATCCTCAGATCATTCTCATTCTTTCTAAGTATCTTCCAACCAGCTACAACTGTTTCAAGTAACATTAACTAAATAAGGAGAATAGCCATGTCTGTTAAAACCATGAAGCAGCTTACCAAGAAGCTCCACTCTCTGGAGAAAAAGTATAAGAAGGTTAATCCCAAGGCTGTGCTGACTATTGCTGGCATTGAAAGATTGGCCCAGAAGTACACTCTCCGCCTTAATAAACTCTTCATTAGAGGCCAAGACCATGGAAACTAAAGAAACTCAAGATCAAGAAATGAATAAGGCCAGGGAGTTCGTAGAAGAAGTTTTTCTTGATTTTATTGAGAAGGGATTTAAATCTGGACTAAGTGCCCGAGGAGTTACATCCATTCTCCTGCATTCCATCTGTAGATCTCTCTTAATGATGGTAGGTATGAATAAGTTCATATTCATCATAGCTACCATAATGGAGGATTTAAGTGTTCCTATTGTTGCAGGAGCACTTCCTAAAGAAGAGATTGAGAGTTCAACTCATTGATACATTAGGAAAATCATCATGCTAGATCTACAAGAAGATTATCCAGAATTAGAAGGTAAAGTAGTTACCTATTTTAATCAAGATGATCCTAACTACCCTCCCTTTGAATGTAAAGTTAGGGTAGTAGGATGTAATCGTGCAATAGGTCTGACTCTTGTAAAAGATGATGAACCTAATGTTTTTGCTACATGCCTGAGTGCTAAAAAAGCTATTGAATTGAATAAGTATGCAAATTATCAGTATATATTTAATCACTATGTCAGAGGTATTATTGCAGGATATATTGACTCTACAGATTCTGTAATATACCCTGATGGAAATGTACAACTTTCTAGTGGCAATCCTAGAGCAGAAACCTGCCCATTTGGACAGTAAATTTTAACCTCAACCATTTGGAGAATCATCATGCCTACTATCAATGGAGTTAAGTCTTGCAACAACTGTGGTCAAACTCACTGTAAGGGAATTGCTCATATGGGGCCTTGTGACCATTACAAGAATCCTGAGCAATTCAAGGGTTCCACCCTCTCAAAGATCATGTGTTCTGGAGATGTTAAGAAAGTGGGCATGTTGGTAGATGTTCTGACCAAGTACAAGGTTCAACTCCAATCTCTTATCTAACAACTAAATCTTAGGTGCTAAAATGTGGCAAGAAATCGCTATATGGACTGGTTGTACTATAGTACTTTTTATTATACTAATAGTAATTTCAGCCATAAATGATCTTGAAGAATCGGAGGAAGACTATGACTAAGACTGAGATTCTTGAGGAATTAGTCTATGAACAGAAGAAGCATTCCATCTGTAAGCATTGTCCAATTAGGTGGAATGGTGGTAGGTCTCACCCAAGGGCTGGGAAGGTAAAACACCTTAAACCCGAGGATCTTGAGACGGACGTAGTACGTCATGCTTCTATACTACATAATGGTAACATTCCAGCATTTACTGAATGCCCATTTAAGCAGATATGTGAACTAAAAAATACTTGCCACCATTTAGGGAGAAATCATAAAGTAGATTTTTCATGTGCTTGGGCAAGAAGATTTGAATTATTAAGAAAGGAGAACTCCAATGACTACTGAATGTAAGGGTCTTTGGTTTCGCATCAGTAGAGAGTTCTACTCAACACAGAGAGGATTCTCTACACGAATTCAGGCCAGGTTCCTAAAGAGTGAATCATGCCCTGGATGTTATGAGTGTAATATGATTAAGCATAATATATCATACACTCCGAGGTCTAAAATCTCAATAGACAATCTCCACCTCAAACAACAGGGCCAGAAGTGTCGGCTAAGGCTTAAGAAGAAGGAGACACAGAAATGCTAACAATTGAAGAAGCAAGGAAAATGGTAGGGACTGAATTCGACTACATCTTCGAAGATGGGGATAGTATCCGAGCATATGTAAAGAAGTTTGATCCTAAAATTGGCCTCACTTGTATGTCCTTAGACACAATCACAGAAAAAGGATGGAAAGATCCTAATTCCGAAGAAGATGGAACTATGTGTGTAATAGCCTTTGATTTTAAGTATGGCCATAAATTATCAGAGACACTTTCTAAACTTGAAGAAATTCGAGATACTGGAAAATATGTATGTACTCACCAAAGTGGTTTTGGTGTATCTTGTGCCTTCATGTAAGTGAGGACTATATGCCAGATTACACACTGATTGAACTCAACGGTAAAACTCTTGAGTTTAGTGAAAAGAAGATCAGTCGCCCTGAGCACTATGGATCTAAAGTCCACCGCAGTGTTTGGGGCTACTTCACCTACACTACACTCAAACAAAAGAGAGACATCGAGCACAATAAAGATCGTCTTATTGAAGAGATGATTTCAGACACAGCCGCTCAATTAGGTGAGATGACCAAGCAACTTAGGCAATTGAAAGAGATTAAAGAAAAGAGGAAAGCTAACCATGAGTAAATTATCCCAAACTCTAAAACGCCCAGCAACCCTGGTTCTTACAACCAGGATAGATGCTCGCTACCTGGCAACCCTCGCCATGTATTGGAATTCTAAAGGTGAGAGTCCTACATCAGTCTCTGAGCTTGCAAGGCTGTGTATGGAGTCCTTCTCAGAACTTCTTACTGTCAACAACCAAGTTACTTTCGTACCTACACAAGAGGAAGCATTGGAGATTTTAGACAGAATGAATCTCGCAGTTAAGCGAATAAACCCTAAGAATCTAGCCCTTGCTATGCAAACGGAAGGTATGTCCCTTGAGTCTCTGACTACCTTTCTTGATCCTAAGAAAGTGGTAAAGAATACAGGTATTCAAACCTCTGGCCCTTCCCATGAGATGGCACTCGCTGGATTGGAGAGTCGTCTTCTTGACCAACGAGTGGCCGAGGCCCAGGATAGAACCAAAGAGTTTAAAGATTCACTGGGAATTATCCCTGATGTGGAGGACAACGATGATAAAAATGAAGATTGATGGCAAAGTAAGAAGGGTCAGATGCGGATGTGACTATCCTAACGCAATTCCTAATATTATGTGTAGTTGGAGTATTGCTAAAGAGTATGCTGAAAGGAGAAATCTAGAAGTAAGGTGTACTGGGCTGTCAGTTATATGTCCTAAGTGTAATCTATATCCTTGGTATATGCAGAGGAAAGATACTAAAAATACCAGAGATTATATAATTGAGGAGGATGTCAAATGATCTTTCGAATATTATTCTGGTGGCTTTACCCTTCCATCCTAAAAGATGCTGTTCGCTATAGGTATCTCCGAAATAACGGATGGGTAACAGGGAAGTTTGTAGTTACAAGTAGAAAGAATGTTCGCTTACACGGTGTAGGTTGTCCAGCTCTTACCGTTCTGGATAAACAAATAGACAAAGAACTTTTCTATTAGGAGCATTGCTATGATGATTAAATCAACACAGCAACAAGTCCTCCCCTTACCACTTGCCAAGGAATGTCCTCCACAGGTATCGTGGATACCTCCAAGGTTATACAAGTTGCGAGACCAGGCCAAACAAGCCAGAGAGGACATAATCAGGGCGACAGTAAACCTACAACAACTAAAAGAGGAGTTCAACAGAATAAACAGAGAGTACATAGAACTGCAAACAAAGCTCTTTGAAGAAGTAGGGATGATTCACGTTCTTCCTGAGGTAATCAAGTCCAATAGATCAACAACCCACAAGCCTTTGGCTAATGAAGAGGAGGTAATCTCCAGTCTTAATACTATGTCCAATAGTGCTAAGAACTCCTTGATCCAAGAACTCTTGGAACTAAAGAGGAAGGAGGAAGATCTAGAGCTTGCGTGTGCAAATTGGACTATTGGGGGTTAAGCTATGGCTCACAATCATGTAACCGGACCTCATGTAATCACTGATGAGGACATAAAACTTAATGTAACCTTAACTATTGAGGACGTAGGTAAGTGGTATATAGTTATCAACTACCACACTCATATCGTAAGAGATGAAGAACATGGACTTGAGTTAAAGACTCTCATCCAAAAACTACATTAACTGGTGAGAGAATAATTTATTTTTCCATAGACATTGACAACTCCCAACATTCATGGTATATTGGGATCACAAAAGCGGGCAATGATGCCCAACTAAACCATTCAATTTAAATTAGGAGTAACGTATGGCTAGTCAGACTGTAGAAGCACGGTATCAGGTAAAGGACAAAGATGGTAATGTTGTACTGAATGAGGAAGGTCAGCCGTCCTGGGTACAGGCCGCAGTGAACTATGACTTTGGTGACAATCTGGATTCTGCCGTCGAGCTGTGTGGCGCCGAAGCAGTTCATAGTAACTATGTTGCCAATGCTAAGGTCGGTCTCCAGTCCATCATCCGTGCCAAGTTGAAAGCAGGTCTCTCTGTAGATCAGATTCAAACTCTGGTTAATGCTTGGAAGCCTGGCATGGTAATTGAGAAGACTCAAGTAGATCCGGCGGTTGCAGTGAAGAATATGTTCGCTGGTTGGTCTGCTGAGAAGCAGGCTCAGTTCCTTGCTGATCTGGGTGTTCAGAGCTAATACTACTAACTGCAGAGGGTAGTATTAGTGGCTATTCCTAAATTGTGGCCCCGTGGTTTAGGAATCTTTTCCGACAGAACCTCTCTCATCTGTCTATAAACGGGGCTTTTTAGTCGGCTGTTTAATGTACCATTTGACTCAATATTTTGGAGTAATTATGGCTACTGCTACCTCAAATACAACTATAAACTATACATTAAATCTATCTTCAGATGAAGCTGATTATCTTGTTGAAGTATTATCTATTGCCGAAGCTGACTTAATAGGTAAAGATTCACCTACAGATAATATTCTAAATCAACACAGACTTTCAATACTCAAAGCTATTGAAGGTGAGATCAAACTTAATGAAATTAGTGATTAGTTATGAAACTCTACTGTCAAGGAATCCAAGGATGTGGGCAAGAGTGTAAACCTAAGGTTTATAATTACTCTTTTGCCCATGCCTTTGGAACTGAGGAAGTATTTGTAACTCTTTCGGATTGTTGTGAGGCTCCAATCACTGATGAGTTTGGAAGAGAGCTTTCTGAATCAGAACTCTTATCAATCAAAGAATGGAATGAGGTATAACTTTGGCCCTCCGTTCAGGAATTCAACTAGCAGTGCCATTTGAGGAACGTCGCATCCTCAACCAAGGACGCTTCCAAACAAGATGGACTCCTCCCTACATCGTTCAACCTAAGTTGAATGGTGAGAGGTGTCGTATGCTAGTGGAAGATGGCCGGTGTCTTCTCCTATCTTCAAGCGAAGATATTATTCCCGCAGTACCTCATATAAATCAGGCTGGCCTCGCCTTATCTAACGGTGAGTACGATAGTGAACTCTATGTTCATGGTATGAGCTGGGCCGAGATCCACTCCATTGTAAGTAGAGAGACTAATATCCATCCTGATTCTGGTAAGATGGAACTTCACATTTTCGACGAAGTAAACAATGCTCCACAGTGGTATCGACTCCAGTGTTTGAATGCTAAACTCCTTGCATTAGGAGATGGCCCCATAAAAAGAGTACCCCTAAACGTGGCTGGTAATCTCTCTGATCTCTACCAACTCTATGACAAGTACATAGAGATGGGCTATGAAGGATTCATAGTACGAGAAATGAACTCACTCTATGAGCGCAAGCGAATAGGTGGGATGATGAAGTTTAAGCCTAAGAAAACTGACCACTACCTTATCAAAGGAGTGTATGAGGCTATCTCCGAAGATGGAAAGCCTCTTGAAATGATTGGAGGGTTTTATCTCATAGACGATATGGGATCACCCTTCTCTTGTGGGGCTGGTAAAATGACTCATAGTGAAAGAAGAGTTGTCTGGCATGTGTGGAACCTAGATCGTAATGTACTTATTAATCGGTACCTTGAGATCGAATACCAGACTATGTCCGACAAGAATAAAGTCCCACTCTTCAGCCGTGCAGTGAGGATTGTAGACTTAAAACCTGAGTGTGGAGATGAGTGATATGAAATTACTAATACTTTTGTATAGGATAATATTGGTATTTATTTTTATTCTGATTTTTTTTATTCCCTCCAGCTATTCCTTTGAATTACGGTATTACGAGAATGGTGAGCTAGTTCCAGAATATATAGAAAAAGTAGAACCTTCGATTGATATGTTTTTTGCAACAAATGTCATAGCAATGCATATTAAAGACACTTGGCATATCTGTCCTTTAGGCAATCCTGAGTATATAATGGAAATTCTGGACGGAAAAGGAGAATTTTTAGTAGTAACGGGAGGCCCTACCATTTTTCATAGAAATTTTCGATCCTGCCTTCTTGTTTTATGGCAGAATTGATGATTCTTGAAACTTATTGCTATCGTGATTAAATCAATATAGGGATACCATCATGCCTAAAAAAAGAGTACCTTCATGGTTGCAACTAAGGAACTTTACAATACAAGGCAGAATTAAATTAATTCAGTATAATATAGCATGCTTAATGTTCAGATATTCTAAGACCCATCTTGCAGCTATTGAAGTGGAACAGTTAGCCAACTGCCTCAGCACATTAAATAGCCTACTGGATTCTTACAATAAGAGGACAGTGGCTTTAGAGAAATCCTTAGATAAGGTAAAGGTATGAAAATACACCATAGAGAAACTTTAGTTAATGATGCATCAAAGAAATTAAGAGACTGTCTATCATCAATAGAAAGTGATTTAACTTATGGAGAGTACCTTAGAGTAATAACATCTGAATTATGTAGTGTCTGGCAAAGTATTGCTAAATATACCATTAGACAAGAACGTCATCCTAATGATCCCGATCAGCCTGGAGGCTTAGAATAGATGAACATCTCTGAACTGCCACTCCCTATCCAATACCATCCGAGCATGGACATCTTGGACTCCACTAAGATCCAATGCTATCAGGACTGCCCGAGAATGTTTTTCTATGAATACGTTCTGGGATGGCGATCCTCTTATCCCAACAACCATCTTCATTTTGGCAAAGCAGTTCACATCGCCCTAGAGCACATCATCCTCCATGGATATAGAGTCCCTGTAGTAATGGAAGCTCTTGAACTATTCAACAATGAGTATAGAAGTGCATTCTCTGAATCGACTGATGAGATCTTCTCCCCCAAGACTCCAGCCAGATTCTTTGATATGTTGATCCTCTATCTCAAACAGTACGCTGATGACCTCGAACGCTATAAGGTCTACAAGACTGAGTTCGGTGGTACTATCCACTTAGGCCCAAAGCATAAGGTGGCCTTTAAGATGGATACCATCCTCCAGGATCAACATAGTGGTAAGTACTGCTCACTTGAGCACAAGACTAAGGGTGGTAACTTCATCCCCGCCTCTTACATCTACGAGCATATGATGGGAGTACAGTGTGGAACTTATACCCATGTACTTAATTGTCTCTTCCCGCCGGAGGAAGTAAGTGGAATCATAATCAACTGTCTCTGTTTCAAGAAAACTAAAATGCCAGATTATATCCTCCAAAGGTTTGACATTAACTTCTCCAATGCTCAGATGTTTAACTGGATGGAGAATACTAAGCACTGGATAGATATGATCCATAAGGACTTTGCCCATCTTGCAGGTACAACAGTAGGTGCCGACAGAATGGATTGCTTCCCTCTTAATGGAAGAAACTGTTGTAATTGGGGTAGGACTTGTACCTACCTTGACCTTTGTAATAGTTGGAACAATCCTATCCAGAATCAAGATCGCTTGCCTGCGGATATGAAGGTTGAGTTTTGGAATCCGTTGGAGGAGGAACTGAGGGAGGTACTTAGTCTATGAGTGTGGAAATCCACGACAACCTTGAAGAGATGCTTAAGGAAGTAGAGAATGAATCTCCAATTCAACGTGAGCGTAGGGCTGAACTCACCCTTCTCTGCCTCCTAGAGGATATGCCGCAGGAAGAAAGAATCCCCTTCTTGCAGGAGGCTGGCGTCTCATCAGATGATTTCTTTCGCATCTATAGTAAGTGGGAGCATGTGTTAATAAAGTATAGAGAAACTAAGGAGAAACAAAATGCCGGAAAGTAAACCAACTGCAACCCCTCTACCAAGCACTGTACCTATCGAAGCATCTGAGAATGCTGAGAATATGTATAAGGGCCAGAAGTCTATGCTCATCCTATGTATAGGTAAGAGTGGTCGTGGTAAATCCACTGCTATGCGTAACCTAGATCCTGAGAAAACCTTTCTCATTAACGTACTGGGAAAACCTCTCCCATTCCCAGCTGGGATTAAGTATTCAGAGAAAGTAAATATGTGCATTTCTAGTGACCCTGCTACTATCGCCCGTACGATGATGGAAGTATCTCGTAACCCTAAGTGGGAGAACCTAGTCATAGACGATGGTCACTATGTCATGGCCACTGAGTTCATGAACAAGGCTCTTGAAAAAGGCTTTGACAAGTTTACTTTGATGGCCAAGCATATCTTCGACATAGTAATCCTGGCCACTAAACTCCGGCCAGGGCTTAAAGTTTTCTTTCTAACTCATGAGGAGGACACTGGCACTGAGAGAAAAATGAAGACTCTTGGTAAGCTATTGGACGACAAGGTAACACTCGAAGGACTTAGCACCACAGTTCTGTTTGCTGAGGTAGTAGCCGATGATACTAAGCGCTCCTACTATTTCACTACCCAGAGTGATGGTTACACAACTGCTAAGTCTCCATTCGATATGTTCCCCTATCGTATGGTTAATGATCTTGATGTAGTAGGAAAGAGGATAGATGAGTACTACAAGGGAGTGGCCCTTAAGGATTCTAAATTAAAGTTTACTGAATAGGAGAAGTTATGGCGCAAGAACTTAAGAAGTATTGTAATCCGCTAGATCGGACACCTAATCCAGTTAGTAAAGCAGTAGTAGAATCAGTTAGAGATTTAACAAAAGCCGAAGAGGGGGATATACTCTCTACACCTATGGATGA